GCCGCAGAATAGGCATAACGGTCATCCACTTTTGTTGCTGTTTGTTTAGTCCAACAACATCGGGAACTTTATCTTCAATGTAAACTTTCAAGTCATTGTATAGTTTGCGCCCAAACGCCGCATCAAGGTCGTCACCAGCCGAATACTGTTTAGCTAAAGCCCGCTTTTCAGCCTGAACAAAAGCCAATTTGTTTTTAGAAGTAGCTAATCGAGACTCAAGATCGAAAACGTCTTGCAAAAACTTATCGGCTTTTGCGCCAGCATTACCCTTTTCTATCCAATCCATTGTGTTAGCAAAACTAACCGGTGGTAATGGTTTTTTGTTAGCACTGTCAAAACTAGCGATGGTTTCATCAACTTGCCGACTTAGGTTTTCAAGTTTCTGTCCGGCAACGCGGACCATAGTAGACGGCACTCGCGACTTGCCGAGTTCTCCAGAAGCAAGCAACTCATCAACATTTTTCTTTACTACAGTTTCCGCTACGTCTGGAGTAAACTGAGGATCTTGCTGGATAAGGTCCTCTTGAAGTTGCGTCTTTTCCTGCGGCGTAATCCCAGAACGTGTTGCAACTTTTTGGTAATCAGATTGTCGAGCGCCAATACTGGACCGTTTAACCGATTTACCTAATTTCGTTAGCCCTGTCGCTGCGCCAGAAAGAGCAGATCCTAAAATAGATCCGCCACCACTTAAAATAGCGCCGTAAGTCGCCGCGTTTTGAATTGCGGCGTCTTTTTCCTCAGGCGGTGTTTCAACATTTAGCGCAGCGGTTGTAGCGGCACCAGCCGCGCCAAGTCCAGATTCAAGGAAAGCACGCTTGAGTGGACCAGCGGCAGCACGTGTAGCGCGCAAAATACGCAACTGATCAATAGGATTAGCAAGTGAGGCACTCAATTCTGAAATGGGTATCCCAGCTATACTGCCACCTGGCACGTTTTGTGCTGCTTCACGAAATAATTGCTTTTGTGCTGCTAAAGTTGCTTCTTGCTCCAACACTGCGTTTTCGTAATCAATACGATTATCCGGCGCCACCAACAGAGCGTTGAGGCGCGCAGACGCAGGTGAGAAACCTCCAAAAGTTAAGGTGTCCGCAATTCCTGCCAAGCCACCCATTAAAGTATTTGCGGCGCGTTTTTCTGGTGTGCTTAATGCTAAGTTTGCAGAGGGTGCAGCAGTTTGAGCTAAAATATCCTCAGTAGAAACTGCTCTAAAACGCTCAGACAACGGGGATACTTCGCCTAACGACGATAATGTTGTAGCTTCCATCCGCTGCTTTAGGTCTTCAGCAGTAAGGTCTGGAGCCGCAGAGGTCATGGACGATCCAGCGGACGCACGATCCGCATCAGCCATCGCCATAATTTCTTCAATAGTCGCCATCGTTATCGCCCTAGAAGCTCATCAATTTTTGCACGCGCCGCTGCCTTTGTAGCTTCGCTAACACGAGGGTCGCTCAATACTGTTTCGAGTTGCGCGATCTGAGCATCTACCGTAGATGCTTTTGGCAGTTGCGGTTGCACACCTGCTTCGCTTGGAGCTACTTGCGGTGCCGCTGCTTCTGATGTTGTTTGTCCTTTTGCCGCTTGGCTTAACTGTGTGAAATACTCGCGCCAGGGAAGCCGACTTGGCTTGTACCCAGTTGGTGTAAATACTTCATCATCCTTGTATGCTTGCCATAGCTTATCTGCGCCAACCGCATCGCCCTTAATCGTAATGTATTCTTCCAAAAAGTCTGCATAGTCGCGTTCCAACCCTGCACGTACCTTTATGCCTTCAATAAGCCGCAGGTTTTCTTCTGGTGTATTTGCACTGTTTGGTCCAGAACCAATAAGGGTTTTGTTTTCACGATCTGAAACGCTGCCCGGAGAGTGTTTCGATATTACTAGGTCTGGGGCTATGGAGTCTAACAGCTTGGTAGCTGCCATCTTTTGTTTCTGTTCATTACTACCAAAGGACGCAGCAAGGTAGCTACCACTTGCTCGCAATCCACCGGCGAGTCCGCCCGTTTCACCAGCACCAGCCACGCCTTCAATCGCGGTTGCTGCCATGCTGTCATAACTGCTGGCAAGTTTACGCGACGTGCTAATAACATCAAACGCCGCCTTGTTTGACGCTTTTTCTAAAGCAATTCGCTTGTCGGCATCTTCCGACGCCTTGTTAGGCGTCAGACCCATAGCGATCCCTTGGCGAATATACTCGTTTCGCTTCTGGTCTAACGTTTTTTCAATGCCAAAAATGTCGCTGCTGCGTCTAGCTGGTTTTCAAGCAACCTGAGTTTTAGTTGCGTTCCGACGTTACCCAAGCGTTCAGCTCCAGGCTCCTGCAAAAGCTGATCAAGCTCCTGCATTGAACCAGCCTGTAGCGCCTTTGTAATGTAAGGCTGCATAGCTAGGTTTTCAGACATGGCTTCCTGGCGAGCCTGGTAGCCCAACAAAGCTGCGGTTAAAACGCCGCCCAATCCAATGCCTAAGTTTGCCCAAGGATTCCCATACGGGTCGATCATATTGGGCAGGTTTTGCGTAACAGTAAGTGCGCCAACTCCGTAAGGAGTTTCAATAGGAGACCTATTCAGGTTTAGCAACGCTTGTAAAAGAGTGTCAGCCATTATTTTGTGTTTCCCAAATATTTATCAGTTAAAATGGCGCCGCCACCTTGCACTACACCACCAATAACTGCGTTCCACGGATTAGGCTGTCTCGGCTGATTCTGGTACTGACTGGCTAGTTCCATAACCGCTACGTCGCGTGCCGTCTGACCTTGAATGTTTGCCACACCGATTGCACTTCCACCACTCATGCGAGCAGCAGCAAGCTGCGCTTGACGATTGAGTTCCGCTTGCCGCGCTTCCTGCTCTGTACGATATGGCACCATAAACAGGTTTTCAGTAGCAGCGTACTGCTGAAACGGCATCATGGCAGCTTGCGCGCCCTGACCAAACCCTTGCTGCTGATAGGTAGCTCCTAACTGAAATGCGTTTGACATGGCACTTTGCCGCGCTTCATTTTGCGCGTTCTGCAAAGCCCTAAACTGCGCTTGGTATGCCTCGCTGTTGGGATCGATCCCTTGTTCCATCATGCTCTGTTGGAAAGCCATATTCTGACGCTGAAACTCCGGCGCCATAGTGCGCTCAAATTGACCCATGACGGATTCACGCGCACGGTCAAGTTCGCCAGCAAACGGCTGCTCGTAGCCTACAAATGGGCGGTTTGGGTCAAACCCCATAGCATTAGCAAACATCTGATTAGCAAACGCACCAACGTCGCTGCGAAGCTCTTTTACCTGACCTTCAGGCGTCAGTCCGCGAAACTTTGCCTCGTCTGAACCCCGTTCGGCGGCTGGTATGCCACGATTGCGGCGGCGTGGTTGTCCGGGCTTGCCTGGTGAACGTTGCCCTGGCAAACGCTGAACTAGCTTGCCGCTGGAATCACGGTAAATACCTGGAGAAACTCTGGTGTATTGCTGCGGCTCTTTTTTAAGTGCTGTTGCCATAAGTTAGACCTGTCCACCCACATCGAATCGTATTTCAAAGCCAAAAAGTTGTAACGGAGAATTTTTGACACTTCCACCAAACCGTATGGCAGCACAATGCCCTTGTCCGGCTGCGGCAAAGCGGTCAAAAACGTAATCCACGTCGCTGCTCCAAAGGCTACCCCAAGGACTACCCCAAGGCGTAAAAACACCCGCTCCCGTAGTGACAGACGTTACTGTTGCGGCTCGCTTAAAATCAGTATCCAATCCCAGGTTTAGCGTCAGTCCGCGCTTGCCTCGCATAAGGGGACGAATATCTTTGAACGCCTTGTAGTTCCCTCGACTCCCGTAAAATGAAAACGCCATACGTCCGGCGAAACGTATGCTTTGCGAATTAGTACCATCATCGGCATCGGCGTAGCCCGTTTCGCCCTTGTAAATGATGCCAGTGCTTGAGCCATAAAAAGGAAGGTCAAGAAACTTTCCACTTGAACAACAATGAGTGCCTGTGAACAAGGCAAACTGTGTCCATGCTTTGCTGTCTAAACTGTAAACGAGCAGCGTTGCAGTAGTACCGGAGTCAGGTAGCTGCACGTATACGCGGCGTCCTGCTGCCCAAAAAAACCCATTCCAACGCTCGGACAGGCTTACTTGAGTGCCGTACTGCGTAATCAAAGGGTTTACGTTGCCACTAACAACTAAACTGGCTTGTTCCGGCGAAAGTTCAAACAGAGCAGATACGGGAACGATTCCCTGTTGTGTGAAGATCCACACATCCTGGTTGTAACGAGTAAATGCACGTGGACCTAACGGCTTGCCGATAATAAAATGAGCAACAAGACTCCACGCTGGATCGTCAGGCGAATAGCCAGAATACAAGACCACTTCACCCTCAGACGACACCGCCATGAACAGGTCTTGGCTCGTGACGTTTTTTTGATTAGTGAAACTTCCTGTAAAAAGCAGGTAGCCACCGCGCCTAAAAATGTATTGAAAATCGTAGCTTTTTAACGACGGCGAACCAGACGTAAACGTAACGCCAGCGGTGGCATGAAACCACATTTTACAAGAGTTGCGCTCTACAAAGTACAACCGTTCTCTGTAACTTGCTACGTTAATTAGATCAGTCAGCGTGTACCCACTTCCTGATGCAGAGATGTTGGCGCATAGTCCAGTGCCAGTGTAGACCTGTGGAGCATCGCCGCCATTGTTAGCCAGGTAAATGTTGCCGCCGAATAGTTCCTTGTTCCAGTATCCTGATAAATAGCCGCCTACTTTGCTGATGTTAGTGACAGTACCGGCATCACTTATTGAGTAAACTTTGGTTGCTTGCGCGGCAATTAGTTGTGCTGTCCCGTCTTTTAACGGGTATTCGTGCATAAACAAAATTGGCGAAGCCGTCCCAAGATCAGCAAACGTTTCGTAACCTAACCGAACGGTAGGAGCGCCCGCGCCAGGAAAAATGTTTACTAGCTCCAACGCCGCCGCTGGCTCCATTGAGTCAATCGGACTCACAAGATCCAACCCCAAGGAGGGCGGCGGCATTGTAACGCCTTGGTGTGCCATCTCAGCAACTACCTATTTAGGTCCGTACATGACAGGACGTTGCGGGATGGGCATAGTCATGCCTTTGCCGATATAAACGTCTCGCGGTGGCGGCTGATACATGCCGTATTGTTGAGCGGCTTGCATCGCTGCTTGTGTCGGATCACTCATAGCCGGATTGCCGTACTGACCAGCAATCGGTGTCATTGCACCATTGGCAATCTGTTGTGCAACATTAGATGGGTATTGCGGATTCATACCGCCTCCAACTTGTTGCCCAGAAAGATACCACTGTGGATTAAAGGCACCTGAATTGGGATTTAAATTTTGCCCAAACGGACGGCTAGGTGGCATTGGGGAAGATTGTGGCGGCATCGGCTGACGTTGCGGCTGATTCGGCAACATACGACCACTGCTATTTACTAGTGACCCATCTGCGCCACGATACACCCCTGGGGACAACCGCTGCATTTCCTGCGGCTGCGCTCCTAAACGCATATTAGCTAGTGCCTTGTCGAGATCAAAATTTTTGTACGCCTGTGGTCCAGTAAACTGACCAGTGCGCTCGTCAAAATACGGATTGCCTCCGACGTACGCTACAGGCTGATCGCGGTAGTCTTTTGGCATAGTCCTTCTGGGCATCGGTCGCATGTCACGCGCTAAAGCACCTGCCAGTCGCCCACCCCTTCTGGCGGTCTTATTGGAATCATAGGTGGCTCAGTTGGCGTAGCTGCCTGAGTTTCAGTACTAGGAAACTGGGTAGACAAACTCATATAGGTGTCATACTCGGATTGAGTAAGATTACCTTCGTCAAAAAGTTTTTGCGTGTTAGCTCGAATCACATCGCCTGTAATTCCGAGCTGGTTTGCAAAGTGCAACACGTTGTTCTTGGCAACACCAAAATCGTTCTTAGCGTTACTTTGCGCAGCTCGTGAAAACAAAAGGTTTACGTTTGACGCGGTTTGCCCACTTAAACCCATGCCAGTGACTAAAGCATTCGTTAAACTAACCGTTTCGCCATACGACGGCTCATCTACCAGTCGCTTGTCGAACTCGCGCCAGCTCATAGGCTTGCCGTCTACGCCAAAGTCAAACTTGCTGCCATCTGCAAGCGTTCCCATCCATTTATCGTCAAGGATTCCTGCTTCTTTCATGCCAGAACGCACTTGATCGCGTTCCATTTGCCCCTGACCTTTTTTACTTCCAAACCATGAACTCGCAGCTCCAGTTAGTGCGCCTACCGCTGCGCCAATGCCCAATCCTACAGGACCAAAGTAAGAACCGATCATCGCTCCCGCACCGGCTCCTTGCAGAGCACTTGATCGCGTTCGTCCCGCTCCCGCTGGCGTATCGCCAACGTCGTCTGCCATCTTATACATGCCATACGCGCCAACTACTGGACCCGCATACGGCAAAGCAGCAGCAGCAGATTCGCTACCCAAAAGACTTGCTGCGCCCAAACCTGCATAGGTGCCGTAAAGCCCGGTGCCTACATAGTCTTTTTCTTTAGCTGCGTTGTACGCCTGATAGGCTGCTAGAATTGTAGTCGCACCAGTTGCAACATCACCCCAGTTTACGCTGCTTAAAAATCCTTGATCATTTGCCAGGGAATTCGGAACTGTTTGCGGTCCTGCTGGAGTGTTTATAACTGAGGTTCCACCAGATAAATCGACAACACCAGCACCAGAAGCATCGACAACAGTAGTAGGTGGCGGTATAGCTCGACTAATTGTAAGAGTGCCGCTTTGTGCAAACTGTGGCGTCTTTGCAGCTATATTCGACAGTTGCTTCGCACCTTCTCCCGCTACTTCAGCACCGGAAGGATCTAGCCATTTGCTAAGGTATTTATCCCAAACGTATTTGCCAGCTATAAGACCACCAATCGTTCCTACAGTGCCACCAATGGCAGCAAAACTTTGATTCTTAGAAGCATCCTCTTTTTGCTGCTGGTTATAATCGCCGGGTGAGCCGTAATACTGCTGAACGTATCCATACGCCTGTTGGGGCGGTATGCCCATGTTGTAGAGACTCAGGAAATACTCTTGAGGACGTGCGCCGCTACGTGGAGGTGGAACGTTACCTTGATAAGCCATAACTAAATCCAAGTTCCAAAGACAGCAGTACCACTACGAGCAAACATTTCAGCTCGTGAATGACCACCTGCATAAACAATTTTACCCGGATTGTTACGGGAAAAATCCTCGTTCATCTGCGTTACGAATCGAGGTTGCACCGTCGTCAATCCGTGGATTTCGGCAAACCGCTCTAACATGCCAAGTTCGAGCGTTTTCTCATTGAAAATAGTTACGTCTGTATCGGCTAAAAACTCCTTGTATGGTCCATCATAGTACGCCCACAACACGCCACCGTCGCTGACTGAGCCACTTGTATGCGTGTGTGCCGTGCTACCGCTGGTTCCACCTGCTATGGTTGTATAATAGTTGCCATTGTAGAACGTGTAAGAGCCAGCAGCGTAGGTTGTACTAGCTGCCCAGGTCGCAGGACGAGCGCAACGATCAGCAATATACTCAAATATGATGACCTGCCCGTTGTTACTAGCTCCTGGTGTGGGGCTGATCAAAAGCTGGCTATTGCTAACACCTCGGATCTGGAATCGCTGGTAAACGGTGGTATTTAGTTGGTACCCACGGATTTCCGCAAGCTCCTGCGGCGACATTGGACCAAGGATGCGCCAGCGAGTTGAAGAATTCCAAAACGTTTCGTAATGATAAAATGAAAAGGCGGCGGGTAAGCTGTAGTTAGCCTGACCCGCCACCAGTGTAATGGAGCCGCTGGCATACATCGTAGTCCACGGATACTGATCCGCGATCTCCTGATTTATGCGATTGGCTATAACCCGCAGTTGCTTAGTTGTGGTTTCCGTAGAAGCTGTAATGTTAGCTTCAACGGTGTAACCCGCCTCATTTGCAACGTTAGTAACTGCGGTTTTTAGTGTCATACTTTTCTTGGACGACCTCTGCGCTTAACGGGAGCAGCTTCGACTACCATTTCCTCTACTGCCTCTTCTTCCTCGTACGAATCAACCTCAGGCATTACCTCAACCGAACGGACAGATTGGATCACCTCCCTTCGCTTGGTGTTTAGGTTTATTCCTTCAGTAGCCTCAATGCGCTGCATCAAAAGCTCTACTTGCTCTTCCAGTTTTGCCGTGCGGCTACGCTCGCGCTCAAGTTGCTGCTGCAAAGCTACAACCTGATTTTGCGTTGAATTTGTCGCGTTGAGCCACTCAGTCGCTAACTTCACAAACTTGGAAAGCGGACCCATGCGGCGCTTAACGTCATCGTTTGCTTCGGCTAGTTGCTCTACCGTACGGAAGCCGAGGTAGTTAAGCTCCTTTAGCGCCGATGCTGTAATAGGAGTCCATTCATGCAGCGGCAAGCCAGACTCCACTGGCTGATTACCAGCCGTAAACGCAGCGTATAGCTCCGGGTAATCAGTTACGTCCTGTGGCTCAATTTTGCGTACTGTTTCGTCGCCACCTGGGTATTGAATAGAAATGCTAGGGATCTCGTCAAACACCGCCCTGCCAGCCAATAGGCTTTTTTCGCGGTTTTCATTGGTAGCTATAAAAAACTTTACATTAGCGCCTGAGTAACGCTTCTTAGGCTGCGAGTTTCCATTCATTATTGAGTGCCAATCGACTTGTGCCATTACCGTAGTCTCCTTATAAAAAGGGTAACGTTTCGGTAATGCTTGCACAGAATAGGCTGTTGTACTAGCGACTTTGGACTAGCCATTTACAATAGCCTCCAACGCCTCGACCTTTGCGCTTAGTTCTTGAATAGCTTTGCACAATACAGCAGTAAGGCGATCATAGCTTACGGCGTCTGGCTGCTGGTCAGCGTTCTTGGTAACCAGCTCCGGCACGACGTTTACTAACTCCTCGGCAATAAACCCTACATCCTCACGCCCACTGTCTTTATACGAAAACTGTCGTGCTTGCAGCGCGTTGACTGCTGTCAAGCCATAACTGGAATCGCGAACGTTGTCCTTGTAACGAATGGATGAGGTGTCGTAGGTCCACTGGTTATTCCCAGTGTCATATTTCATCGCGTTTGTGCCAGCACCCGTGCCAATACCAAGAACCTTTGGCGTGGCGTTAAAATAAAGAGTCGGTGCAGCAGAGTACGCGCCACCCGAATAAGCAGCAGAGTAGTTGCCGATACCGACAACGGTTGTGCCGTTGTTACGAATCAAGACACCAGCACCGTCGCCGGTATTAGTTACGCCGCCATCAACAGTGACAAAATTTTGTCCGGTGGTATCTCCGGCGGCAATAGCCTCGGTGTTAAACACTGGAGCGGTTGTACGCTTTGCCAGCAGTTGTCCACCACTGTTAAAACTGGCTAAAACCGTTGCGCTGGAATTGCGGACCTCAAAAATGTTGCTGGTTTGGCTTGCTGCACCCTGAGCGATCAACGCTTGGCGAGAAGCTAAACCAGTTGTCGCGTGAAGTTGCGCCACCGGAGCTGCCATGTTTACGCCAAGACGACCGGACGAATCGCCTTGAAGGCGATCTGCATTACCCCACCGAATCACCGCGCTGTTTGCGGCTGCACTTGCTGATTCTCCAAGTGCTAACGCGTAGTCGCCGAGAGCCTTTGCAGCATACCCCACGGCGGTCACGCGCTGTGCGCCGAATACTCCGCCACTTCCGATTCCCGAATAATAACCCACAAATACGTTGCGCGAGCCGTTTGAGGTGTCGCCAGCGTTCGACCCAACAAAAGTGTTCTCAAAATAGGACGTGCCTGTTCCGCCAGCCTGATACCCAACTGCGGTATTAGAATAGCCGCTGTTGCCGCCGTTTGCAGAGTACCCAATTAGAGTGTTGCGATAGCCAGTGCCAACATTACTTCCGGCATAGTCGCCGACCGCCGTGTTTGCGTCTGCGCCGCATGCTGACGCATTGAGCGCGTTTCGTCCAACAGCAACTGAGTTAGTGCCAGAAGCGGGAGCGCCAACGCGCTTATTTGTGCTAACGGTCAAAGTGCCAGCAGAGTTGATCGACGCTAAAACAGTGGCGGCTGAATCCTGTGCTTCAAGCAGATTGGCGGTTTGCGAAGCCGCGCCTTTTACGATTAGTCCCTTTGCTGCTGCAATTCCGCACACTCCGTTGAGTGCTGCAACGTTAGAACCAGTGCTTGTAAAAGTGCTTGGTTTGGCTGCTATGCGACCGAAATGATCGACAGTTGCCCAAACTGTTCCAGCCGAATCCTGCCACTGTTGTAACGTGCCGCTGGGCGACGCTGGACTCTTTACGACCAAAGACGGCGTAGAAGCAGAATCAGATTGAACGGTTTTGCTACCTAAAAACGTTTGCGCGGCAGTCGTAACAACGCCTCGTGCTGTTGTGCTGGCGCTGGGCACGTCTAAAGTGTGTGTGTTGCTGGAAGATGAAAACGCAATATCTGTACCAGCGGTGCCTGTTGCAAACGTTTGCGTGGCTCCCGTCTGCGAATTTAGCGAGGTAATTCCGCTGCCACCTGGTTGCAAAGTTACTATGGATTCGGACGCGCCCTGGACCTGTTTGAAGAACAGCTTGCCGTCGTAAACATTGACCGCTAATTCGCCTTCACTAAGCTGTCCAGTGGTAGGCACAGCACTAGTTGTAGTAGAGCGACGGACGCGAATAGTGTTTGCCATAACACTCAAAAAAGGGGATGGGATGCAGCGCACCCCACCCCCGTAATTATCTAGAAC